ATAAACCCATATCTCATCAAATTGTTGTCCAACCATATCCATAAATTCTAAGAATACATTGTTTTGAGTATCTGCGTAAATGTGTTCTGGTAAAGAATTTCTCAAAGAGTTTGGATTGTTGAAATCATAATTGGAAGCACTCAATATCATATTATTGTACCAAGTTGTCGATTGTGTACTACTGACTGATGCTAATGTATATGGTGCAGATGAATTGGTTTTTGGCCAAGATGTATCGTGGAATATTCCATTGGAACCACTTGAGAAAGATGAACTTTCAAAATACAAATAATGTTCAAATGGGTCAAAGGAATTGATAACTCGTTTTCTTTGTTTTTCTACATAAGAAATTCTATCTGTTGAACTTGATATAGAAGTTAATGATGAACTTGTTGAATTATATCCTTCAATCAATTCTAATTTTTTCTTAAAGTTTTTTAATCTTGATTCTGCTGAAGAAAAGTTTACATAATTACCAAATCCGGTATCATCTAAATCTACATTGACATCAGTTGTTGTTCTTTGATAATCTACGGTAGGTTGTGTTCTTAATAAACTACCTGATATAAGTTTTTCTTCTAAATCAAAATTTAATAATGTATCGGTTCCTAATAAATCATTGTGAGTTTGGAATTGAGTTGATTCCCAATTGATAGGATTGTCAACTGAATTTAAATTAGGTATTCTTAAAAATATTCCATCATCTGGTCTGTCAACAAATGGAACCAATTTAATTTTATCTTTATAGTCTGGTAATCTTTTTTCTGCAAAATAAACTCTATCTAATCTATCTAAGTCTGTTGTAAGTGGTTGTTTTAATTTTACTTTTCTTGATAGATTATCGGCTCCTAATTTATCATTAACCAATAGAAAATGTTTATTACCATTAATCATATAAGTTTTAAATCTGTTTACATTACTTTTGTCGTAATTAACTCTCCAATAAGTAAACTTTTCTGCACTTTGGTCTTGACCTTTGTGTTTAGTTTTATTTACTCCGTCATTATAACTTAATGAAACTCTAATACGATTAGCATCTAATATTTCATCAATTCGTGCTACATAATCTCTATCTTCTCTTTCTATCTTAACAACTTTTCTACTAACGATTTTTTCTTTAACAATTTTTTTAGTTTTCTTTCTTCTTCTGATTGGGTCAACTGGGTCTTTCTCTAATTCTTTTTGTTTTTGATAAATAGTTCCACCGTACAAACCATAACCTTCTCCACCCTCAATCAATCCACCGATTGGCAATCCATTTCCTGGTGATAGTGGTCCACCTTCTTCTCCTAAGTCTCCTCTACCCGTTACATCAAAGTCAATGTATGCATTTCTTGCTGCACCTTGTCTTCTTGGTGGAAGTATTCTACCTTGTGAGATAAGTTGTTGTTCTAATTGTTTTGCTCTTTCTGACCTTGCCATATTAGTTTATCTTTATTGGTTTTCTATTATATTCTTTTTTAGTAGGATAATGTTTTGTAAAAGTATATAAGTCATCATAAACTTTATTACTTTGATTATCCAAAACATCATCTCCTTTAATTATTTTTTGTCCATATACAATTTTTTTTACGTCACCTTCAAAGAATTGTTTAGGTTCTTTATCAGCGTGTTGTATATCAACCAAAATTTTATTTTTTATTCCGAGTTCAAATCCTTTCATAAGTATTTCTTTTAACTCAGAATAGTTTGGTTTATTAGTCAATATAATGTCTATATCGAATGTTTCCCAATCTTGTAGGAATCCACCACATAACCAAACATTGTAATTATTAACATTTGGTAATTTTAAAAATTCTTTTTTCCAACTTTCAAACAATTCTTGTGTTGGTCTTTTAAAAACTGACCAATCTGTTTTTATATCACCTATTTGATATATCAACTTCTACCCCCATTAGCTTCTATCTCCTGCTCCAATACCATAATCACGTTCCATTTCTTCTTCTGTAATTTCTTCTTCTTCTTCTTCTTCGTCTGGTTCAGGTAAAGGTGTTGGGTCGGGGTCAGGTTCTGGTGGGTCAAAGAAATCTACTTCAATAATTTCTTCAACAACAACATCTTCATTGGTTGTTGTTTCGTTTTCTATTTGATATAATTTAGGTATAATGATTTCCCCGCCTACCATATTTTGTGTAAACCCTCTATCTAAATCATTGATATCAAATTCCAAAACATATGGGTCTTTGGTATCAAATTTTATTTTACCTGCGTTATTAATTCTTAATGGTTTATATTCTATCATTTCTGACATAGACTTAAAGTCATCAATGTATTCTGAGTTTTTGATTATTTCATCTCGTTCGACAATTAACTCAGTTCTGTCAGGTGATATTTCATCTATTACATAAGTTAAATCTCTTTTAAATACTTCTTGTTCTACGATTTGTGGGTAATCAAATCTTCTATCTCCCTTTTGTTCTGGTTGTGCAGTAAAGTATCTTATTTCATCGTTAATTTTTTTTTCTTTAACCAATCCATTATAAACATTTCCATTACTAAAAACATATACTTGTCTTTCTACACCAGCAAGTCTTCGTAAAAATTTATAAGTAACATTAAAATTACCTTCTTCATATCCTGCTTTTCTTAAATGTTCTGCTATGTTTAAATCGATAAAGTTTTCACCTGAATCTAAATCAATATCTTCTGTTTCTAAAAATATAGTATCTAAAAGATTTTCATCGTTCTCATCGTAAATATAAAGTGCGATAAAGTCGTCATCATTATCACGACCAAAACTACTATATACTCTATTTGGTAAATAATAAGTTGACTTTTCTTTTTCTGTAAATCCGTATTCTCTTGCCATTATTTGACCTCAACCGTATCTTCTAATCCACTTACACTAAACATATCAAATTCATCTCTTGGTGCATTTTCATTTGCTTGACCCCAAAATTTTAATAATTCTTTGTTGGTGAATATAAATTCATCATAAATTTTTTGATATTGTAAATTTTTAATATACCCCTGTAATCTTGTTAATGCTATAATAGAACCAAATCTAAAGTTAAACTTAGGAAGTACAATTGGAACCATAAATGAATTTAAACTTTGTCTTTTTTCCTTTTTTCTTGTTAAAAATGAATATAAAAATGTAGAACCTTTAACTTTCTTTTTTGGATTTATATTTTGTTTTATCACAAGTACAATTTTTGCATTTAATAAGTTTGTACTCATATTTAAAGGATAATTAACTCGTAATGCTCTATTGATAAATCTAATCATCGCTTTCTTTAAATGTAAATCTGGTTTTGCTTTCTTTTCTTCTCTCTTGATTTCTACTTTAATAATTTCTTTTTCTTTTTCTTCTTCTGGTTTGTCAAGTTCAGGTGGAGGTACAAAGAATGTGAATTGATTATCTATTTTGGATAAATTTTTATCATCAAAATATTGTTGTCTGTTTTCTAATCTAATGACATCAAACTCATCATTAATTGATTGTCCTTCTTGTCTTGGTGATTCTATTGATATTAGATTTCCATCATCATCTCGTAATGGACTAATTGCATCGGAAGAACCAGACACTTCTTGTTTTAATTTTAAATTTTTGAATAACTCTTGTTGTTCAATGATGTCAGCGTCTAATAACTTTTGATAATATTCTGACTTTAATCTTGCTGAACTTGGTAAATAAGGCATTTTATCTCACCACTCTAAATTCATATTCGTTATCAAAGTAGTGAACCTGTTCATCTGTTGTTCCACTACCACTAACTATTTTAACACCTAATCTATAATTTCTTTCTGATTGAAACCCATTCATCCATAGATTAAAATAATTACCAGAACTATCACAACTAATGGCTGAACCTGTTCCATATGGAATAATTACTTCTTCTGTGTCAGCATCTTTTACTTGATAATATATTGAACCACTTGGTAAATATTTAACATTAAGTTCTGATGGTGTAGTTGCAAATGCGGTTGTCGGATATAACTCTCTACCCACTACTCTTAATTTTACTATTGAACCCTCTTTGTATTCTGTTCTTAAGTTTTTAAAATAAACTTTTAAATTTTCTAAATCTGTTGAACTCAATGCTGATAAACTTCCTGTTGACCAAGAACTATCATTCCACATTACTTCCAATTTCGGTGGATAAATTGTATGAGTATCTATTGAGAAAAATTTTAAGTTTCCTAATCTTGTTGAACTACTTTCATCTTTTGTTGTATCACTTCCTGGATTATATGAGAAATCACTTGAACCTGTGTACAATGATTCTCTTTTAATTATAAATCCTTGATTGGGAAATAATGATGAAGAATAAATATGATTCTTGACTAAATCCGAAACATCAATTCTTATATCTTGTGTTGCTTTGGTCATTGCAAATGATGAACTAACTTTGTATTGTCCACCTTGACTACCTGTCCACCAAGTACCTCCGTCAGTCAATACTGAACCCGTTACCCAAGGTGTTTTAGAATCTTGGTTTCTATATTGATAACTTACTCCATCAGTCGTTACTGGGTTATGGTCAAGTTTACCATTACCCTCGGTCCAACTACTACCACTTACCATATAAGTAAATAAATTTTGATTTCTTAATAATTCAGTTGAACCTGCATCATATAAATTTAAATAATATTTTGCAGTTGAAGGAATCTTACCTTGTTGAATTGATGATGAAACATCTGTATAATCAAATTGTATCAATGCTCTCGAAATGTTTCCTATACTACCATTTTGTTGAACAACTTTATTGATTTCCAAAATTTCATCTGCACCTGTATTGATAGATGATGTTGTACCACCTGAATATATGGTTGCGTCTTTATCTCCGAATATAAAATAATGCATTATCTATCTCCTACTACTCTACCCTGAATATCTATGTTTGGGTATTTTAATTCAAATATACTTGGGTCTAATGAAGGATAAACAATTCCATCTCTTGTAGCTGAATCTGTATCATAAATGTTTCCACTATATCCTTCAGATACTTTGTGTTTGTTTTCAATCACTACAATATTCTTATCAGGATTATTATCTTGTGGTGGAACTACTGAGATTACACCTTCAACCAATGAGATAACATAGGCAATATCATTCAATACAATTGGTTGATTGATTTGCCTTTTTTGTATATCAAAGTGTCGTTTAACTGCTTGTATCGCTCTAAACAATACTTCGTTTTTATTATATCCCGAACGAACAATAATACTAAATCTTACACCGACATTAATGATGTATCCGTCTTTAATATTAATAGCATCTGTTAAGATTCTATATTGTGAAAGATATGTTTTTAAATTTTGTTTTACTGCTTGATTTAATTGTGTAAGTTTTCTATCTGCGGTATATCCCAATACATACATATTCATAGCCAATGGATTAGGAACAACATCAATAGATTTGATTTGTCTTACTTGTCCATTGATAACTTCTAATTGACCCTCACTTTCCAATTGTTCATCTTGGATAATAAATGCTTTTGCTATGTTTCCATATTTTTGTGGTAATGAATAAACTCTTGTGATATAATCTTCTTTGGTAACTGCTCTATTTTGAGCATTGAAGTATGCACCTGCATTTAATTTTATTTCTTGTAATGATTCTTCACTTGCACCACCGGTAGCCCTTTCTAAATTAACCACACTAATACTATCAGTTACTAATGCTGTTAGTGCTGAATCAAGACCTGTTGTAGAGTTTGAAGTATTGAGTGTTTTAAAACTTGTAATTGTTCTTGGTGCTACATTGTGTTCTATTGCTCCACCATAATTGTAATTTACAGTAAGTGTTGTGTTGCTTGGTGCTAATCCAAATGTTTGTGTTTTCATAAAGTTGGTTGGGTCAAATGATTCGTCCAATTTAGAAACACCAAATCCTAATGCTGAACCAACATTATCTGGATTTGGAATAATCTCTTCATCAGCGTTATCACTAATACCTGAACCAAATCTTACCTCCATACGATTATCATCACGAACTCTTGTTGTAAATCTTCTTGATGTTTTGATAAGTTTTAATAAATAAGGTGTATCATTTTTATGTGATGAAAGACCTGGGTCGTTAAGTTCAGTATTTTCTTCAGATTCAAAAACAGTATCTTGTGCTAAAAATGGAACTTGATACCATTTATTATTGTTTGAATCTGTAATGGAAATAATTTCATTTACTCTTTCATTAGCTAATGTGATTTTGTCAAACTTTTTTGAAGGTCCAAAAGAGAATGTTTCTGATGTTCTTGTTCCTGATTTGGCCATACCTGTTTTGGTAAGTCTAAAGTTTGTAGGAACATTGCCTGATGTTGGTGTTAATGGAGCAACATCCATTTTGTCTAAGGAACCTGATGTTTTAAAATTAACATCATCCAACAATGTAAATTCTGTTCCGTTGTCTGCTGATATCGTAGAATTAGAATCAATTGTAATTGCATAATCTAAATTTGGAAAATAGTTTCCACTAACAAGTTTAGCAGGAACATCAATTGTAAAAGTAAGTTTTACCGTAGCTGGACAAGAAAGTTTTGGTTTGTATCCAAAGGATTGTGCAATCTCATAGATATTTTTTCTTTCTTCTGCGTGTTGTAATAGTGTTTCTCTGAATTGATTATCAACATAGTAATTCAATACATCACCTACATAAGATGCCATTTCAACAAACATCATACCTGGTGATGCTTCATTGAAGTCATTGTATTGATTCGGGAAATATGATTTAGCAAACTCAATTAGATTATTTCTAATGTTAGCAAAATCTCTTCCAAGATAATTTACTTCTTTTTTAACTACTTTCTTATTTGTTCCGTAATCTACTTCTTGTGGATTAATACTCGGCATTTTTATTCTCCAACTTCAAAATTAAATGTTATAGAATCAAAGGTATCTGGTTCTAATCTTGTAGAGTAATCTATTTGAACATTTATCATATTCTTTTCATTACTCGGTACGACCAACACATCATTTAAAATAATATGTGGAAGTTGTGTAGAAATAGATTCTCTTATTTCATTTTCAATTGCATCAATTGTTGTTGGTGTGATTTGTTCAAATAACAATTCTTTTAGTCTTGAACCAAAGTTTGGTTGCATTACTCTTTCACCTTTTTGAGTTAATAGTAAATTTATAATGTTGGATTTTGATTGTTCTAATACGGTTTTTGTTGAATAGAAAAATCCATCTGGACTATAATCCAATGGAAATCTTATTCCAACTTTAATATTACTATCTCTATCTATTTCTCTTACACTTGCCATTATGGTCTATAATTACCTTCACCTGATTTCTTTTTATTAATAGCTTTCATCAAACCAGAATAATCACGAGTTAATGCATTTTGAACATCTTCTGGAACTGCGTCTACTGCAACACCAGCTTTCTTGATTGAATCAACGGCTGCCATTTCTCGTGCTTTCTCTTTGTTTTGTCCTCTACCTAAATCTCCGTATCCTAAGACATCGGCCATATTATCACTTCCTAATACACCACCACCCAATGTTGGCCATTCTTCAGTTTGACTTGAACCTAATGGTTTGGTATTGTTCAATACTTCATTAAGTGTTGTATTTGATGTATATTGTTTTTTAGGTTTTTTGACAACCTTTTTAGGTTTAGGTTTAGAAATCGTTTCTGCTAAATTGATTTCTTTTCCTTCATTAATAAATATCTCGGTCATCTGTTTTTTGACTTCTTTACGGACAACTAATTCGATTATTTTTATTAACTCTTTTTTCTTCATTTTATTCCTCTATTTCTGTTTGTAAATTTGAAAAACTATCTGTTAAAGTTTTAGAACCTTCTAATGAAGTAACTTCAGTATCTATTTCAATTATTTTATCATCGAAAGAATTTACATCTCCCAAAATAATATGGTTTCTTAACCTTTCTTCTTTATCCTCAAATTGTTTTTGAGCCGTTATTCTTTCATCTCCGAAACTACTATCAAGTTGTAGTTTTGCTTCTTCGTATTCTGTAATTCTTGATTTTAACTGTGGTGCTCCTTTATAAGTATTAATGTCATTACCTTCTTGTTCAAAATCTTCTAAGTTTTGTTTTAATTGTTCTACTT